TTTTTAGAAAAACAGCTACTGGTGCAACAACTATTAAATCTGATAGAATTGCTACACAAGTGTCAGCTGGTGCAAAAACATTCACTATTCAAGAATCTTTAACAGCTCAACTGGCGTTGGACGCTGCCAAAACTATCACGTTTACAGCAGTTGGTGCAAGCTCAGATGCTGATTTGATTGCTGAAAAGATTAACTCAGCTGGCTTTACAAACGTTGAAGCTTCAGTGGACAGTCAAAATCGTGTGGTTATTAGCCACATGAAAGGTGGAGAATTCCGCTTAAATGATGGTTCAGGAACTCCTCTAGCACTAGCAGGTTTTGCCGCATACAACGCAGTAACTGAACAAGGTACTGCAAACTTGTACACAGCACCAGCAGGCGATACAGCAAACGATTTTGTTGCCAGTTTATGGGGTCCATTGCTATTCACAGCAAGTGGCACAGCACCAACAAGTTTAACAGCTAACGGTACCCTATGGTACAACAGCGTGGTTGACGAAGTTGACGTTATGGTACATGACGGTAGCACATGGGTTGGATATCAAAGTGCAACAAGTCCATTTTACAATGCAGTAAGCGCAAACAAAACAGACCCAGCTGGTCCAATTGTTGCGGCCACTGAGCCAGAACTACAAAGCGATGGCACAGCATTGAAGAACGGTGACCTTTGGATTGACACTGCTGATATTGAAAACTATCCAACAATTTACAAATATGACGGTACACTACTAAAGTGGAGACTGGTCAACAAAGCAGATCAAAGTACAGAAGATGGTATTTTATTTGCTGATGCACGTTACAACACAGCCGGCGCAAACAGCGATGAAACTGGCTTAATTGCAGACTTGTTAACAAGCGACTTCTTGGATCCAGATGCTCCAGATCCAGCACTATATCCAAAAGGTATGTTGCTATGGAACTTGCGTAGAAGCGGATTCAATGTTAAGAAATATGTACGCAACTCAGTTGACGTAAATGCAGACAATCCACGTATGAATGATGTGTCAATGGCAGCTTACTATCCACATCGTTGGGTTAGCGAAGCTGGCAACCAAGAAGACGGTTCAGGTACATTTGGACGTAAAGCACAACGTAAAGTTATTGTACAAGCACTACAAGCATTGACAAACGCTAACCAAGAGATTCGTGAAGAAGATCAACGTGTGTTTAACTTGATTGCTTGCCCAGGATATCCAGAACTAATTGGCGAAATGATTACACTAAACTATGACCGCGGTTTAACAGCGTTTGTTGTTGGTGACACTCCAGCAAGATTACACAGTGATGCAACAAGTTTAAGCAATTGGGGCAACAATGCTTCATTGGCATTGGAAGATAATGATCTTGGCGCGGCCAGTTTTGACGAATACATGGCCATGTTCTATCCATGGGGATTCACAAGCGATAACTTTGGTAACAACGTAGTTGTCCCACCAAGTCACATGATGCTACGCACAATTGCACTAAGCGACAATGTGAGCTATCCATGGTTTGCTCCAGCTGGAACACGTCGCGGTGGTATTACTAACGCAACAGCAGTTGGATATATTGACGATGAAGGCGAATTTACAGCAGTGGCATTAAACAACGGACAACGTGATACATTGTATGATGTTAAAATTAACCCACTTACATTCTTAACAGGTGTTGGTCTTGTTAACTACGGTCAGAAAACTCGTGCAAGAAACGCAAGTGCATTGGATCGTATCAACGTAGCACGTTTGGTAATTTACTTACGTAGACAACTAAGCGTACTGGCTAAACCATACATTTTTGAACCAAACGATAAAATTACTCGTGATGAAATTAAAAATGCAGTGGAGAGCTTGATGTTGGAACTAGTTGGTCAACGTGCATTGTATGATTACATTGTGGTCTGCGATGAAAGTAACAATACTCCGTCTAGAATCGATAGAAACGAGTTGTATGTTGATGTGGCCATTGAACCGGTCAAAGCAGTTGAATTCATCTACATTCCATTACGCCTAAAGAACACGGGCGAAATAGCAGGTCTATAAGATGATAAATATCAATAACGGAGCATACTAATATGGCAATCGCAACATTATCAAAATTCACAGTACCCTTAGCTAGCGACGCAAGTGCTTCAGCTCAAGGCATGTTGATGCCAAAGCTAAAATATCGCTTTAGAGTGATGTTTGAAAACTTTGGTGTTTCAACTCCAACAACAGAACTAACCAAACAGGTACAAAGTGCGGCTAGACCAAACGTGACCTTTGCAAACCAAGTTATTGAAATCTACAACAGTAAGATTAACTATGCTGGTAAAATTACATGGAGTCCAATTGCAGTTGTGCTACGTGACGATGTAACTGGCGCAGTAAGCAAACTGGTTGGTGAACAATTACAGAAACAGTTTGATTTCTTTGAACAAAGTTCAGCGGCGTCTGGTGTTGATTACAAGTTTACAACACGTATTGAAATGTTAGACGGCGGCAACGGTGCTAACACTCCTACAATATTAGAAACATGGGAGTGCTATGGTTGTTATTTGGTTACTGCTAACTATCAAAGCATTGCATATGGTGAACAAGGTCCAGCAACTATTGACCTTAGCATCCAGTATGATAATGCTGTACAAACCCCGCAAGGTACGGGTGTTGGATCAGTTGTTGGTAGAACTATTAATACACTGGCAACTGGCGCAGGACGCTAATAAAAAGGCTGGCAACAGCCTTTTTTAACGACTGAAAGTTATGTACGCAGTTTATTTTATTCAATAAATAAAGTATGGCCAGTAAAGATAACAGTTTTTTAGACCAGCTAGTAAATGGTCTTGGTAATCCCAAAGGAAACTTGGGGTCGTGGCAACACGCCGCAAGAACTTTTCAGGATGACTATTTTAGGCTTGCACCCAAGTCTAAATTCCTATACCATGTGTTTTTTGACATTAATACCAGTGCGTTAAAATCAGGAAACTTAAAATTTCAACACCAAAATGAAATTGGACTATTGGTCAAAAGTGTTGATTTACCCAAGTTTACATTGAAAACTGCAACGCTAAATCAATACAATAGAAAAAAAGTTGTCACAATGGATCATGATTTTATGCCGATCAACATTAAATTTCATGATGATAGAGCGCACATTATAAACACACTTTGGCAAAGTTACTACAGTTATTATTTTGCAGATCCAAGTAGTTCAAAAACGCCAGGCGCTTATTCTAGAACCGCAATGAAAAGCGCCAGCTACATCAAAACAAAATACGGTTTAGATAATAATGTTTCAATACCATTTTTTAATAAAATTGTTCTGTATCAATTAAACAAAAGAGAATATGTTAGCTATACACTGGTTAACCCAGTAATTACAGCATTTAGCCACGACACTCCACAAAGCAGTGATCAAGGCAGTGCTGGCGCTGAAAACAACATGACCATTGCTTATGAAGCAGTACACTATGATATTGGATCAACACGCAGTGGCAGAGTAAAAGCGTTTGCAGTGGATCATTATGATAAAATGCCAAGTCCACTAAGTGCGGCGGGCGGCGGCACTAGTACACTATTTGGGCCAGGTGGCGTTATTGAAGGTGCTAGTGATATATTAACTAGTCTAGCAGACGGAACTGCTTTTGATAGTCCAGCAAACTTTTTATCAACAGCAATCACAACAGTAAATACATATCAGAATGCAAAACGTTTAACAAACGCTGGACTTGCTGTTGAAGGAACAAGACTGCTTACTGCTGGTGCAGTGGCCGCGGCCACTATAGGATTAAGTGGCGTTAAGAATGTTGTATTCCCAACAAATAATAATACAAACACAACGACTACAGCAACTCAAGTGGACTTGGGACCATAACATGATAAGTAACTTACCACAAGAACAAACCGCACGGGGCAATGGCAATAATCAAGAAGTACGTGCGCTGTTTGACAAATTCTTTTTACATCAAATAACTTTCCCCAGTAATCAAATTGATGCAGTATTGGGATTCTTTTTAAAAAGAGGATTTGATGACGAAGCCGCACGTAGTACTGGTATTGTGTTGTTAAATCAAGCTAGACTGGATAACGTAAACGTATTTGAACTTATTGACACATTGAAAGGCCTAACAGATGTGCAGTTGGCCAAAGTGGTAACTGAAGTGCTAAACAGTTACAGAGAACAAACAAGCACATTGGGTTATAAAGTAATGTCCCTAGCTGAGACTTATGAAAGTCGTAACATACTTGTATGAGCAGATTTGCCCGCGGTAAATTCGTACCCAAGAACCCACAAAAATATGTAGGCAATAAAACTCCAACTTACCGTAGCAGTTGGGAGTGGAGCTTTATGACATTTTGCGACACGCATCCAAGTATACAGCGTTGGGCCAGCGAAGCAATTTCAATTCCCTATAGAGATCCATTAACAAATAGACAAACAATTTATGTTCCTGACTTTTTTATACAGTATGTAGACAAAGCTGGAAGCATGTTGGTTGAGCTTATTGAAGTCAAGCCAAGAAATCAATCAGCATTAGAAAGCGTGGGAAAAAGTAAATACAATCAGGCGCAGTATGTAAAGAATCAAGCCAAATGGCAAGCCGCTCAAATTTGGTGCAAGCGTCAGGGAATTAAATTTCGTGTGTTAAGTGAAGGAGATTTATTCCATCAGGGCGGAGTTAGATAAGTATTGCTATGACTAAGAAACTTGAAGAAATTTTAAATTTGCCCGAAAACAAGAAGATTGTTAATAACGATCGTCCCAAGGCCGACATGCCAGCACCCTTTCTTAGAGATATGGCTGAATTTGATAAAATTGCCCAGGCATTGCCCCAAGTTAAAGGTTTGGGAGATATCAGTGACAACGAGTTTGATGCACTGGCACAACGGGCAACAGACGCATACGATGATCTAATGGATCTAGGCATGAACGTGGAAGCACGTTACAGCGGACGTATCTTTGAAGTAGCAGGTGGCATGCTTAAAAACGCTATTGATGCCAAAGCCGCAAAAATAGACAAGAAACTTAAAATGATTGAGCTACAACTTAAGAAACAAAAGTTGGATCAAGATTCTAATGAAAACGACGGAGTTAATCTAAATGGCGACGGATATGTGATAGCAGACCGTAATAGCCTAATTGAAAAACTTAAGAATATGAAATAAATACAATACAATGGATATCACTATGTCAACATTTAAAGAGTACCTTTCAGAAAGCGTAAAAACTTACGAATTCAAAATTAAGATTGCTGGAGACCTTCCTGAAGGGTTTGATAAGGCAATGAAAACAGCCCTAATGAAATATGACTGCGCAAGCATCAGCAAGGGCAAACGCATCCCAATTCAAGAAAGCCCGTTGGACTTTCCAGAGATGAAAAACACACATGTTACAATTTTTGATGTGGCTTGCCGTTACCCAGTTAGTACGCAAACATTAACTGAATATTTGGCTGATCAATTAATGATTGCTCGAGGCGGTATACGTGTACGCAGTGCAAGAGAAGAAGAAATAATTGAAGATAATTTAGAAGGATTGAATAGAATTGGAACTTCAACAGAAGCAATACTGAACAAACCTTATGAAACTGAAAGCGCACAAGATCAAGTAGGCGATAAGAAAGTACTAAATTTTCTAAAAGAATTAGGTAAAATAAGCCATAAGGGCGACCAAGTAAAAGGTGTTAACGATGCGATTTTAGCTAAATCATCACCAGAAGAAAAAAATGCTGACCCATTTAAAGGACAAAAGAAATGAACTTCCATAATTTATTAAACAAAATTGATCAATACGACAAACCAGTAACACAATTAAAGGAAGTTAAAACCAACGCTCCTTTAAAAGAGTTAGATCTAAAATCAATTAAAACGCTTTCAGGATTAAATGAAAGTTGCGGTATGCCTCCAATGATGGGCAGTATGCCTCCTTCACCACCAGTAACAATGAATGTTAGTGTTAATGCTAGCGGAACAGAAAACATTCGTGATCTTTTGGATTTGCTTAAAGGTGGCGACATGATGGGCGGTGACGATGCAGTATCAGGACCAGTGGGCGCTGTGCTGTCAATAGGTGGAGAAGAAGAACACGGTGAAGAAGAAAGCCCGTTAGACATGTTGACACATGGCGATGACGAACGTGGTGAAGAAGACGGTGAGATGTTTGGTGACGAAGAAGAAGTTGAGATGGAAGAATACGCCAACAGTCCAGCCGAAGAATATGCTGGCGATGAAGTTACTAAAATGAAAGGCAATGACCTACACAGCCACGGTGACAACGAAGCACCCAAAGTTAACGGTGGCGGCAACCCGTACACAGTTACTTCAGAAAGTCTAAAGAGCCAATTACATAACTTGTATCAAGAAGTTAGAAACAGATAATTGGTAAAACGTAATATCAAAGCGGAGCGAGTCTCCGCTTTTTTATTGTAAATAACAACATGACAAGTAAAAGTTTAGACGGGGTACTGACAAAAAAGGCTCACAAAAAAGATAAGTTTACAGAACAGCAAGTTGCTGACTTATTGGCATGTGCGGATCCAGATACTGGGTATCACTATTTTTGTAAAAACTTCTTTTACATACAACACCCAGTTCAAGGTAAACTGTTGTTTGATCCTTATGGATTTCAAACAGAATTGTTGGACGCATATCATGGCCATAGATTTACAATTAATATGTTGCCTAGGCAGATGGGCAAGACCACTTGTGCGGCAGGATACTTGTTGTGGTACACAATGTTTCACCCTGATCAAACTGTGTTGATTGCGGCACACAAATATACTGGCTCACAGGAAATTATGCAACGTATACGCTATGCATATGAACTTTGTCCAGATCATATTCGCAGTGGAGTTACCAACTATAACAAAGGGAGTATTGAATTTGATAACGGCTCAAGAATTGTTTCAGCAACTACTACCGGTAATACTGGTCGTGGTATGTCAATATCCCTACTGTATTGCGATGAGTTTGCATTTGTGCAACCAAATATCGCCGATGAGTTTTGGACTTCAATATCCCCAACACTAGCAACTGGTGGTCGTGCTATTATTACATCAACACCCAACAGTGACGAAGATACGTTTGCCAATATTTGGAAAGAAGCAAACAACAAACTTGATGAATATGGCAA